GATGTGGCTCACTTGTATCGAGCGAGAGACGGGAACACCGAAAGAAGATGTGTATATGTACTACTGCAAAAAGTTCCTGATGAAAACAATTCAGATAGGGGAGCGGTTAGAACATATCTACAACACCAGCTCAAAGCTCAACCAAGAGCAGATGAGTGAGTTCTTGACTAAGATTCAGATCGATGCTTTAACAGAGCTGGGTATCACGTTACCAAAGCCGGAAGATAGATTTTTCGAGAATTTCTATTCTCAGTTCAATTATTAATTTAAAACGTTTTAATTATGATTTTTTCAAAGATTAAGCTAACGAAAGCGGGAACGCTTGAAGCCACCTACAAGAATGAGGATGGCGATGTTATTCAGTTTGCAGGTGCCAACCTTGTACACAAGGATTTGAAAGAGGCTTTGCAGGGTCTAATCCCTCACCTCGCTATCATCACCGAGCAGCGTGAGGCTTTCAAGAAGAAGCTGGCTGATTTGCGTGAGCAGCGTATAACCGACAAAGAAGATAACGTGTATAAGCGTTTGACCGTTGAGGTGCTCAGTTTCACCAACGACCAAAAGAAAGTATCGTTGACGGGTAGCCGTATCCTGTTAAACTCGGGTGTTATCAGTCTGACAGCTCCCAGCGTTGACCTCGCTGATGAGGACGACTACGAGTATCAGAATGACCTCGCCCTTGATGTGGATGCCGTGCTGTTTGAAGCCAAAGCCTACATCGAGGAAAAGAAGTGGGGAGTAAAGCAGGCAAGTATCGACTTTAAGGATATTGACCCTTACAAGGCGATCGAGACGGGAGAGGTTCCCGAGGCTGCAAGTGAAGCCCCGAAGAAAGGTAAGAAAGGTAAGAAAGTTGCTGTTGCATAGAAGTTGCTTTTATGATTAGTCCGATGTATTTCACGTTGACCCCTAACTGCTACAAGGTGACGTTTCAGTACCACCCAATGCTGGTTAAATGTATTCGGAGAATACCGAGTGCAAAGTATCGTGCTGATGGCAAGTTTTGGGAAGTTAGCAAGCTCGATGTGGTGTACTTACAAAAGATGGGTGTGTGGGCAGAGCAGTATCATTTCTGCTCACGCATCTATTGGCTTGAAGATAAAGAAGCGGTACAGACGTATGAAGAACTGCCCATACCCGAGCTGCGTGTGCCACATAACCTGCTTATAGAGCCATACGAGTATCAGAAAGAGGGCATCGCCTACGCACTTGATAAGAAGCGTTGTATCCTTGGTGATGAGCAGGGATTGGGTAAGACGGTTGAGGCTATCGGTGTGTTGACAGCAAGTAAGGCTTTCCCCGCTTTGGTGGTATGCCCTGCCAGCTTGAAGATTAATTGGCAGAGAGAGTTAAAGAAGTTCGGTGGCTTGAACGCTGTTATCCTCGATGATAAGAACCGCAATACGTGGCAGAGGTTTTGGCAGATCAAGAAAGCAGACGGGAAGCCCTGTGCCGAGGTCTTTATCTGCAACTACGAAAGCCTGCGTAAGTTCTTTGTATCAAGAATCAGACGTGAGGGGCGGTTTACGCTCAAGAGCGTTGACTTTGATGAGCGTATAAGCCTGTTCCGTACCATCATCATTGATGAGAGCCACAAGTGTAAGACCAGCAGCACCCAGCAGTCGAAGTTTGTGCAGGGTATCGCTCAAGGTAAGGAGTACGTGCTGGAGCTGACGGGTACACCCGTAGTGAATAATAACATAGACTTGGTGCAGCAGCTCAACATAATGAACCGACTTAATGATTTCGGTGGTTACACCAAGTTTATGGCACGTTATTGCGCTGGTGAGCATAAGAGCAGCCACCTGAAAGAGCTGAATTACCTGCTACGTAAGAACTGCTTTGTTCGCAGGTTGAAGAAAGATGTGCTTACCCAGCTACCCGATAAGACACGCAGCTACCTCGTTACCGATATTGATAACCGCAAGGAGTACAAGGAAGCCGAACGGGACATCGTTAAGTATTTGGTTAAGTATCAGTCGGCAGACGATGAGAAGATACAGCGTACCATCCGTGGTGCCATTATGGTTAAGATGGGACTGCTGAAACAGATTTCAGCCCGTGGAAAGGTTAAGGGTGCTATCGACATCATACATAGCATCATCGATGGTGAGAACGGACAAAAGCTCATTGTGTTCTGCTACCTTAAAGAGGTCGTAGCCGATTTAAAGCGTGAGTTCCGTCAAGCGGTAACCGTCACGGGTGACGATAACCAGCAGGCGAAGCAATATGCTGTTGACAAGTTCCAAACGGATGAAAAGTGCCGATTGATAATCCTCAACTACAAAAGTGGTGGTGTTGGCTTAACCCTCACGGCTGCAAGTAATGTGCTGTTCGTTGAATTTCCATACACGTATGCGGATTGTTGCCAAGCCGAGGACAGAGCACACCGCAACGGACAAAAGAACGCTGTAAACTGCGTTTATATCTTGGGACAGGACACGATCGATGAATACTTCTACAATCTTATCCAAACCAAGAAAGGTATTTCGGATGGTGTCACGGGTACAGAAGATGGAGTAGAACAGCACAAGGTCAACGAAAGCGATTTGATTTTTGGTGCTGCCGTGCATCTATTCGGTCAGAAATAAACAGAAACCTGATTTTAAAGCCCGCTAACGGGTTGAAACACGAAAAGCGGGTAAGTTATAAGGCAATAATGTAAAAACGGCTTAGAATTAAAATTTAAACAAAATAAGGAATTATGAGAATCGGAAAGAACCCAGTAACATTTGAGAGTGAGCTGTACCTTACGGATGATGAGGTACAGGAGTTAAAGGAGATGGTAAGAGGTGCCAGCCTGCCACTCCGCAGAACGTTCCACAAAGTATTGACTGAGTTATGAGCAAGGTAACAACAAAGCCGCTTACGGAGCGACAGATTCAGATACAATGCGTTAGCTGGTTCCGTCAGCGTTACCCCGAAGCCAGCAGGGTCTTTTTCAGCGTTCCTAATGGCGGAGCACGAAACGCTTGGACAGCGAAGAACCTCAAGGATGAGGGTGCGCTTAGTGGTGTTGCCGACTTGATCCTGCTTTTGCCCCGTCACGGGTATGCAGCCCTTTGCATCGAGATGAAGAAGATAGGCGGTAGGCAGAGCGATAGCCAAAAGGTATTTGAACAGGCTTGTAAGGAGTACAAAGTAAAGTACGTGGTATGTTATTCGCTCGAGGAATTTCAAGCGGTTGTAGAGGAATATTTGGAGAAATAAGTATAATTTAAAAACAAAAGTATTATGGCAAAGATTACGATTGAAAGTTTTATGACCAGTGAATTAGGTTTGAACGGTAACCAGCTTGTTTTGTATGCTATCCTGTGGGGCGAAAGCTGCAAGGGTGTAAAGCAGGTGAGTGATGATTACGCAAAGTACTCAGGTATGATGAACACCACCATACCGACATACTATGCCACAGCCCGCAAGCTGGTTGAGCGCGGTGTCATTCGCAAGGCTGATAATGGTAAGTACGAAGTTAAAACGAGATTCTAAAACTTGTTAAAAGATAAGGCATTTCGGAACAATGAACGGAAAATCTTTTTATCTTTGCATCGCTTTGTTTGGGCACAGCCATATAAAGAAGTGAGTTTGAGTTTGCCCCGTGAGCGAGAAAAGTCCTATCAATAACACTTGACCTCGCTTGCGGGTGCTTTTTAAAAAATATTAAAAAATTGGGTATTATGATGTTGGTATCAAAATAAATTTTTAATTTTGCGGTGTCAAATCATACGTGCGGTACGAATCCGCTGCCTTGAGCAGCCTTTTTTGTATCAGCATCTTATTTAATAAAATACTACCGCAACGAGTGGAGTACCAGTAATGGCTCCGAGGTTTAGCACGTATGAACCTGACAGCTCGCACTGCGGTATTTTTGTTTAATGTCAAATTCATACGTTATGAAAGAAGAACAGAAAAAAGAGTTGAACGCTTGCATCGAGAATGTAGAGGCCGTTCAGGAGTTTTTAGAGGATTGGTATTCAACAGCAGACCTCTACGAAACAGCAGCCAACGCAACTAACGTATTGTTGCAGAATGTAAATTTGAGTGCTTTTGACCCTGAGGAAAAGAAGTACCTCACCGATCTGCTCGACCAGCACTTAATGATGACTAATCTATTGAAGAAGTTTGAGAAAGGAGGTAAGGTATGTTAGCAAAAGATTTAATCAAGGTATTGCAGGCTTGCGACCCTGAATCAAGTGTAGAGGTTAGTTTTGAACGTGATGATAAAATCCGAATGGATATGATTAGTGCCTGCATAGCTAAAGGTAGTCCAGTAGCATTAACACAGATGGATATAGATGGTGTTATTCTTCAGGAGGGATTACAAGGTGAAGATGAACATACAATAAGTTGTATATTATATGCAGCAGCTCGCAGATAATGTATATAAGAATGAACCACGCCTAATCGGAGAGGTTATAAAAGACCTCATCCGAGAGGGCTTGATTTTACCAAATTATAAAAGTCAAGACTATGGCAGATTTTGAGATTATAAGGAGCGAGAATTTTGTAACAATCGCAAATACATTCCTCAGGGATAAGAACCTTAGCAATAAAGCTAAAGGAGTGTTAGCTATGATACTTGCATTACCACCAACGTGGGATTTTTCAATTAAAGGTATGGTAGCAATTACCAAAGATGGAGAATCGTCTTTAAGAGCTGCTATTAACGAAATGAAAGAAAATGGATATTGTGCTATGAAACCAGTAAGAATAAACAATAAGATAGCACGATGGAAATATCTTTTTTCAGGTGAGAAGTTAAGCGAAAAGCTACTTTGCGATTTTCTACAAGTAGAAAACCAAAATTTAGAAAATCAAGTGCAATATAATAATATACCAAATAATGGTAGTAGTATAGATACTCCTACCATAAAAGAAAATAAAAATAAAAGATTATCTAACGATAATCAAAAAATTGAATATTCAGACGATTTTCTAAACTTCTGGGAATTATATGATTATCCAAAAGATAAGAAAACAGCTTATTCACGTTGGCGACACTTAAACAAAGAAAGTAAGGAATTAGCCGTAAAAGCTATACCAGCTTATTTTGAAGATTGCGCTCGTAACAACCGTTGCAAGCAGCATCCAGCAACCTACCTGAATAAGCGTACCTTTGAGGATGATTTTAACGTGCAAGGTAAGATAGCTTTCTATGATGTACTGCCCACGGACAGCGAACAGGAAAAGAAGTTCAAGAACTGGATGCGTACCAGCTACCCAAACATCGAGAACACAGCCCTGCCCCTTTCGTATGGTGATTTTATGAGCCTCTACACAGATTTCGGTACAGAGGAAATCAAAAATCAGCTCGAAGCGATCAATGCCAATATAGGCAAATACAAGTACAGCGATATTAACGCTATTATTCGTGGTAACTTAGAAGATATTTAAGCCCTATGGAAATCAATTTCAACAACCTACATAATACGCAGTCAGAGCGTGAGGTGCTTAATGCCATCCTGTTCAACCCGTATATCTATGATTACGTAGCGGATATTATTAGCCGTGATATATTCCAAGACCCAGAGTGCCAAAAGGTGTACGATATGATACAGCAGATGATAAAGGCTGGCAAGACGATTGATGCGGCAGAGGTGTTCACCATTATGCGTAAGGATG